CAGGAGCACCTCTCCGCCCAGGTCTGGTGCCTTCTGCCGTGGGCCCGACGCATGGAGTCGCCCGTCGATATGGCGCTCCAGCCGGTCTACGGGGAGAACGTATACGCGAAGCTCGACACTCGCGGAATCCTGCGGGCCGACACCGCGGGCCGGGCGGCCCTGTATCAGTCGCTCTGGAACATGGGGGCGATCACCCCGAACGAGATCCGCGACCGCGAAGACTTCGACCTCCTCGACACGCCGGCGGCGAACCAGACGTTCGTGCAGCTCGGGTTCTCGACGCTCGACGCCGCGGCCGTCACCGAGCCGGCCGACGACACGCCGGACGACGAGGCCGACGACACCGGCGAGACGATCGACGACTCCCCGGGCGACGAGGTGACCGAGGCCGGCGGCTTCCGCCTCGGGCAGCGTGTGTACTGGGCCGGCGGCGAAGGCGTCATCGAGCACCTGATGACCGACGGCGTCCTCGGCGTCGAGGGCTCGGCCTACGCGATCACCGCCACCGAGGCCGAGCCGGCCGCGAGCGTCCGCGTGTACTTCGACGACGAGCCGACCGAGTTCACGGTCGGGAAGCGGGTATCGGAACTGTCGGCCACGCCGATCGAGACCGGAGGGGAGTGACCATGTCGAACCAGATCGAGACCCGCTACCTGTCGCAGTCCGCGGACCCCGATGTCGAGCTCCGCCTGGAGACCCGCGACGACGGCCGGCCCGTGATCGTCGGCATGGCCCCGCCATGGAACAAGTGGTCGGTAGACCTCGGCGGGTTCAAAGAGCGTTTCATGCCGGGGGCCTTCCGGAAGTACCTCGACCGGGCACCGAACGATCCGCGCGGTAAGGCCGACGTGGTCGCGAAGTACAACCACCAGGACTCCGCGGTCCTCGGCCGGACCACCAACGGCACGCTCGACATCCAGGAGACCGAGAAGGGGCTCGTGTTCCGGGCCACTCCGCCGGTCGGCACGCCGACGACGGCCGAGGTCGTGCCCCTGATCCGCGATCGGTACATCTTCGGGTCGTCCTTCGCGTTTTCGCTCACCGAAGCGCGGGGCGAGTCGTGGGACGAAGACCCCGCCGGGAACGTGACGCGGACGATCACCGAGGCGGCGATCTTCGACGTGTCGCCCGTCACCCACGCGGCCTATCCGAATAGCTCCGTCGGCCTTCGCTCCCTGTCGGCATGGAAGGCGGCCCGCGGGCTCGTCCAGCACAGGAGCGAGGGCCGCGGGCTCGTGATCTCGCTGGACTACGATCGGACCTGGACCGCGGCCCCCGGCCTCTGGCGTTCGTTCGTCGGCATGGCGACGGCCGCCGGAAACCGCGTGGTCTGCATCTCGCGGCGCGAGAACGACGAGGCGAACCGCGAGGAGCTGCGGCTGGCGTTCGCGGACCTCGAGGTCTCCGACCTGATCCTCTGCGGGGCCGGCACGCAGAAGCGGGACGCCGCGGCCGCCGCCGGCCTGGCGGTCGACGTGTGGGTCGACGACTACCCCGAGGGCATCGTCTCGGGCACCGACGCGCAGCCGACCCGGAGCGTGAAGGTCTCGACCCTGGCGGGTGCCCGGGCCGCCGCCGCGGCCGCCGTCGCCCGAATGAAGGCCCACGTCTAAGCGGGAGCCGATATGCCATCGACACTCACCCACACCGGCTCCGTCCAGTTCCGGACGCTACTCGCGGACGGCGAGGTGAAGATCGCCCGCGATCTGACGCTGAAGACCGACCTCGCGGACGGCAGCGGCACCGGGCAGGCGAACCTGTACTGGTCGGGAACGCTGTCGCTGAACGCCGCCGCGTCGACCACGCTCGACGTTTCGCTACTCGAGTCCGTGATCTTCGGCTCGCTGGTCTACGCGTCGCCCGCGTCGATCAAGAGCCTCACGATCCGGAACACGTCGCCGGGGGCGACTGTGCGGGTCGAGCCGGGGGCGACGAACGGATGGTCGCAGATCCCCGGCCACAATGTCGGCAAGTCTGGCGTGGCGATCCACTACGCGCCGGTCGACGGGCTCCCGGTGACGGCGTCCTCCCGAACGGTGAAGTTCACGAACAACGCGACCGCGATCTCGGCCACCGGGGCGACCACGAACGGCTCGGCCGCGGTGACCGGCCTCGCGTCGACCGCGTCGATGGTCGCCGGGATGGCGGTCTCCGGGACCGGGATCCCCGCGGGGACGACGGTCGCCAGCATCACGAGCGGGACGGCGATCACGCTCTCGACACCGGCGACCGCCACCGGGGCCTCCGTGGCCCTCACGGTCCAGTGGGTCGCGCTCGTCGAGATCTACGTCGTCGGGGTGAGAGCGTGACGAGCACCTGCCCCACCTGCGGCGGTCGCTGCCGCGTCGAGTCGAGCAAGCGGGCCGGCGACCGCCAGGTCCGCTACGTCGAGTGCCAGACCTGCCGGCAACGCCGCCGCCAGGTCGTCCCCGCCCATGCCGTCTGGAGACGCAAGAAATGACGACGACCGCCGCCGCCATCGCAGCCGCCGGGCAGGAGTCCGGGCTTCTGGACAAGGTCTACGTCTTCATCAAGACGGCGAAGGCCCGCGCCGCCGACGGCCTGACGTGGACTGAGTTCGGCGAGCTGCTTGTGGCCCTGCTCCGCATGGCGATCACCGCGCTCGACGAGGTCGCCGGCATGACGGGCCCCCAGAAGAAACAGGTCGCGATCGACGCGGCCGCGATGCTCTTCGACGCCCTGGCCGATCGTGCCGTCCCCCTCGCGGCCCTGCCGATCTGGATCCTCGTCCGCCCGGCGATCCGCTCGCTCGTTCTCGCGCTCGCGGCCGGTGCCGTTGAGCCCCTGCTCCAGCTCGTGAGGTCGCGATGATTACCGCTCTCCTCGTCGCCGCCGCCGTCTACGTCCTGGCCGGCGACCGGCTCGGCCAGGTCGCGGCGTCCATGCCACTCCCGCAGCTCGAGCGGAAGCATGTAGTCGGCGCGGGCCTGATCGCCGCGGCGGCCCTCGCGTGGGGCTACGGCGGGAACCAGTCGCCGACCCCGGCCCCGACGCCCGCCCCCGACGCGCGGCTCGTGCTGCGGGGGACGTTCGTCGGGCCCGACGCCGCAGCCGACGCCGCCACCGTGGCGGCCCTCATGGACGAGCTCGCCTCGGAGATCGAGTGGGATGGCATGCAGCCCGAGCCGCTCATCCGGACCGGCGTCGCCGTTGACGACCTGCGGCAGCGTGCCCGCGAGCTGCGATGCCGGGGCGTGAGCCTGGGCGAGAAGCACCCGCGGGCCCGCGAGGCGATCAAGGCCTACCTCGACGGAGCCGCCGGCACCTCTGGCGGCCCGATGTCGCCGGCCCAGCGGTCGGCCTGGGTCGCCGCCTATCGCGAGATCGGGAGGGCCGCCGAAGATGCCGCACGCTAACCGTCTTCGGTGGCTCGCTGTCGCCGGCCTCCTGGGCATCGCCGCGGCCGTCCTGGTCGCCGGCTGGGGCCGAAGGCCTGGCCCGGTCGGATCGTCCGACGACATCAACTTCGGCTACCGTCCCGACCCGCAGGGAGTCGAGGCCTTCCTCGCGGAGCTGCCGCAGCCCCTGTTCCGCCAGGCAGGAGCCGACACGGTCGCCCACGCGAAGGGGATCGACACGTTTCTCTATCGGTCCGCCCAGAAGGCCCACGTCGCCCGCTACGGCCGGCCGTGGGTCGTCGAGCGGCAGGGAATCGGCGACTGCGTCTCCTGGGGATGGGCTCACGGGGTCTACGTCGCCCAGGCGATCGACTGGGAAACCGGCCGGCTGGCCGAGCCGCCGCTCTTCCCGAGCACCGAAGCGATCTATGGCGGCTCCCGCGTCGAGGCCCGCGGAAGGTCCGGCGACGGATCCTCGCCGGTCGGCGGCTGGAGTGACGGATCCTATGGGGCGGCCGCCGCGCGATTCGTTCGCGACTGGGGCGTGGTCTACCGCGAGAAGTTCGACCGCTACGATCTCTCGGCCTACTCCGCGAGCCGCGCGAAGGACTGGGGCGCGTATGGCTGCGGCGGGCAGGGCGACGGCGGCAAGCTCGACACGATCGCGAAGAAACATCCGGCCCAACACGTCGCGATGGTCACGACCTGGGCGGAGGCGGCCGCCGCGATCGAGGCCGGCTTCCCGATCCCGGTCGCGTCGATGCAGGGATTCGCGAGCGTCACCGACGCCCAGGGCTACGCCGCGGCCTCGGGCCAGTGGGCCCACCAGATGGTTTTTCTCGCGGTCCGCTACCAGAAGAACGGGAGCCCGTCCGACGCCCTCCTGTGCCTGAACTCGTGGGGCCCGAAGTGGATCACCTACCGCGGGAAGTTTCCCGCCGACCAGCCTGACGGCTCGTTCTGGGTGACGCGGACGGTCGTCGAGTCCATGCTCCGGGCGAAAGATAGCTTCGCTGTCGGATCCGTCGCCGGCTTCGGCTGGCGTGACTTACACAATGGAAACTGGCTCGCGCCGGCCCCGCCAGAGGCGATTGCCCAGGAGGAGTGACATGGACCGTAAGACGATCATGTTCGTGGTAGTCGCGCTCGCCCTGGGCTACTGGGTCGCGAGCTCGAGCTCGGCCGCGCCGCGGCCCGACCGGCCCGTCGTGCGGTGGATCGCCAGGGCCGCGAAGAACCTGCTCTGGGTCGCCCTACTGGCCGAGCCGCCGCCGGAAGGCCCGCAGCCGGACCATCACTACGCCCGCGCCGAGCGGATCGGGGATGACGGGTATCCGCTGATCGACAACGCCAGAGGATGGTAACCCATGCAGACGTTCTGGCAGTGGATGGTCGCGTGGCTCGTCTGGCTCTCGGCCGACCCGGCCGCGATCGACCGCGAGGCACCGAAGGCGGCCGCCGCGGTTTCCGCGGCCCGCGCGTCGATGCTCGTCGAGGCCCCGGCCCCGCCGGCCCCGACGCCGACGGCCTGCGACTGCGGGGCGACATGCGTCCGCGGGATCTGGAAGCCCGACGGGCGGATCGAGCAACGCTGCCAGTGCAAGTGCAAGCGGTGCGAAGCCGAGCGGGCGAAGGGTAAGCCGGCGGTCTGCACGACCGGCACCTGCCGCTGATCGTCCTATCGTAGAACGCGGCGAGATTCTGCCGCGGCGGGCGGTCATATCGTGACGAGCGGTAAGGACACCGCCACGAACACGAAGGGACTCCCCATGCCGTCGCCGAAGCTCGCCCGCCTCCAGGATGACGCAGCGAAGGTCGCCGCCGAGATCACGAGCCTCCGGGCCCTCGAGCCGGCCGACGACGCCGAGCGGACCCGGATCGAGGAGCGGCTCGCCGCCCTCGGCGAGAAGGCCGACAGCATCGGCAAGGAATCCGCCGCGGAGCGGGCCCTCGACGACCGGCTCGCCAGCCTCCGCGCCGTGACGGGCACCGCGCCCAGCTCGCCGAAGGCCGAGGCGGCCGACGAGGTCGAGAGCAAGACCCCCGACGTTCGCTCGGGCGTGAAGCTCTTCAGCTCGCGGAAGGCGGCCCAGGCCGTCGGCGAGTACCTGAAGGCCGTCGGCACCGGCGAAGCCCGGGCCATGGGCGAGACCTCGCCGACCTACAACGGCATCGGTGCCGAGTACGTCTACACCGAGCTCTACAACGCGATTGTCAACCGGCTCCAGTACGCCTCGGTGGCGCTGCAGCTCGCGACGGTCGTCCGGCCCCGCGGCCAGAAGATCGATTTTCCGAAGGTCGGCGACGCCACGGCGGCGATCGTGGCCGAGGGCACGGCGACGACCGACCAGGACTTCGTGTCCTCGGTCGCGAGCCTGACGATGCACGAGATCCGGGCCTCTGTCGCGATCAGTCGCTCGCTGATCGAGGACAGCCCGCTCGACATCGCGGGCCTCGTGGCCGAGCGGTTCTCGCTCGCCTACGCCCAGCGGTTTGACGCCCTCTGGCTCGCGGGCCAGGCCTCGAACCCGACCGTGACCGGCCTCGCCGGTGCGGTCGCGGCCGGGAACACCATCACCGTCGCGGCCGGTGCGACCGCGACCACCCTCGCGAACCTCGCCGACGTGGTCGGCAAGGTCGACGAGACCGTGATGGGGACCAGCTCGTGGGTCTGCTCGCGTGCCGGCTGGGTGGACCTGATGAAGATCTGGTCGGCCCAGCAGACGACCCTGACGGTCGGCGGCGGCCGCGTGGTCCCGACGATCTTCGGGGCTCCGGTCTACCTCGTGAAGGGTCTCCCCTCCACGACGCTGGCCCTCTACGGCGACTTCAGCATGTCGACCGCCGTCGGACTGAAGGACACCGGCCTCGAGATCGAGGCGGGTCGCGAGGTCCTGATGCGGAACCGTCAGGTCCTCTACGTAGCGCACACCCGGTTCGGCGTGGCGAACCACGCCCCCGAGTTCGTCGCCCGCCTCGCGAAGGCCTGATCCGAGTCGGCCTGATCCATGGGGGCCGGGGCTGGCAGGGATGCCGGCCCCGGCCTTCTGCCTATCCGGAGAGACCGATGGCGAAGCCCGACACGATCCGCGTTCTCCAGTGGCCCTCCGTCGAGCCGGTCTCGCTGACCGACGCGAAGGCCCAGTGCGGCATGCTCGCGGACGTGACGGAGTTCGACCGGTTCCTTCTCGACAAGATCGCCGCGGCCCGCCGGCTTGTCGAAAGCCGGCTCTCCGTCACGCTCGTCGCGACCCAGTACCGCGCGACCTGGCAGGCCGGCGGTAGCGTGCTGCACCTCCCGGCCCCGCCCGTGCTGATCTCGGCGGCCCACCCGATCACGGTCACTGTCGCCGGCGTCGCCCTGGCGGCCGCCGATTACGAGGTCGACCAGGACGCGTTCCCGGCCACGCTGACGCTCGACACGGCCACGAACGAGAAGGTCGTCGTCACCTACTGGGCCGGGGCGGCCGCGGGCTCCCAGATCGAGCCGATGATCCGCTCCGCCATCCTGGCGTTCGTGAACCACCAGTTCGAGAACCGCGGCGTCCTGAACACCGAGGGCGGCGGCGAGCTGCCCCACGCGTTTGAGACCCTGCTCGCGGCCTCCTCGTGGAACGGGGGCTGGTGATGCGACCGGCCGGCGGCTATCGCGAGGTCTTCGTCCTCGAGCGGCCCGTCCGCTCGCGGAACGTGGCCGGCGGCACGGTCGAGACCTGGGAGACCGTCGCGAAGATCCTCGGGTCCTACGAGGCCACGACCTACTCCGAACAGGCCCGCCGCGGCCAGGTCGGCGGCGGCATCACGGCGACGGTCTACACGCGGTACAGGGGCGACGTAGCCGGCGACATGCGGCTTCGGTGGCCGAGCCGCGGCGACCGGCTCCTCTACGTCTCTGCGGTCGTCGAGGCCCCAGGCGGCGACGACCTCGAGCTGACGGTCGAGGAGCAGCGGACATGATCGACATGATCTCGCTCTCGTGGAACTCGTCGTTCGAGCCTAACTCTTACGACGCAAACGCCCACATCGGCGCGCTGATGCAGGAGTTCCGCACGCTGCCGCGGCACATCGCGAGGAAGCACCTGAAGGCCGCGATGCGGCGAGTGCTGCGGCCGGCCGTTCCGATCCTGCGAAAGAACACGCCGCCGCTCGACACGCGACGCGGGAGGCGGAAGAAGGGCGAGAAGAAGCGATCGAGCGGGGCGCTGCGGCGATCGGTCACCGTGCGGACCGGGCAGACCGGAACGAACGCCGCGTTCGACGCGTTCATCTACGGCGTCCTCGGGTACAAGGCCGGGCCCGAAAGCCGGAAGGCGATTTGGCTTCAGTTCGGCACGGCCTCTGGCGTGAGGCCCTATGACATGATCGGAAAGACCATGCGGGAGTTCGGGCCGGTGGCGGCCGGGAAGCTCGCGGACGAGATGTCAAAGGCCCTGGAGAAGGCCGCGGCGGAGCGAGCCTCGGGAGCAAACCCGGGCATGTCGAAGCGCGGCATAGCCGCCGGCATCACCCCACGATAGGAACACCATGCCGACCCCACACGTCTGGCTGAAGGAGTCGATCGAGG